CCTTGGTCAGTAGTCCATGTTCTATTAAAGTAACCCGGTCTCCACTTAGATAGCTCGCTCTTATGCTTGGCAGCTAGTCCTGCCTTCTGGTGTGGGGTAATCATTTCAACCTCAGCAGCCTCTTAATCTTCCCGAGCAGCCCTTCCTGGCGCTTCTCACGCTTGCATATATCGCAAACACCATCGGGGTTGCTGGTTTTGTTATCGAAACAGTGAACGCAGATGAACACTTTCACTTGTTCCCCTCCATCATGTACTCACGCATGAAGATCAGTCTATTAAGCTTAGCCTTTATGCCGCTCAAGCCCCTTACTCGTTTTCCGCTCTGGGCTTTCTCGGTATTAGCTACGGCAATTGCTATGCGCTTTTCCATGTATGCAATATCCTTGTTCAGCTTGCACCGCATCTCACTGATAGTACGAAACCCTTTCAAGCTCTTGTTCTCCTGTTAAATTTCGTTGATCTGGAGGAATGTTCCGCTTTTGGTTTTTATTAGCAGGCCATTGCCTTCGGTCGTTTCTCCGTAAACAAGGCTGCCATCTTCATCTATTGATTCAATTACGTTCTTGCCCGGATCTAGCCACACATTGTCGCTAATTTGACGCAGATTCATTCCTTTGTACTCCATTGCAAGGTATGGGTATGGTGACTTGCACTTGTGTTTGATATTGTGCAAAGGCTCCTCATGTTGTATTGCCCACTTCTCATACTTCAATGCGATTTCTTTGTCCGGGAAAGTCTCTATGTCGATATGAGCAATATCGTCAGCCCACGAAGAGGACTCATTGTGTTGTGTTAGGCGCTGAATAGCATTTAATGAAACTCCTACATACAGCAGCTCCCCACTATCGTTGTAATGCCTGTATAGCTTGCAAGTCATGCTCTTACTCCTCCCGATATTGCGCTCATCTTCTTATGATTTTTGTGTACCTAATGTCCTTTCTGAACTTCTTGGCTTTCTGTTTCAGCTCTTCATCATTCAGATATTCGCCATAGAACACCCAATACCAAATACCCTGCTCATCCTGATTAGGGTTGTCCGTTATGTATCGAGGCTTTGCTTTATCAACGGCGCTCTTGAGGTGGCTATGAGGGTCTTTAGTAGTCTTGACTGCAAAGTAATCCCCAATCGTGGCAACAATCATCTCGCTCATACTCCCTCCCTATCCATGAAGTCCTGTAGGTGCTGATAGCCCCAATTGGCTCTCTTGTACTCCTCTAGCCACTTCTTATTTCTGGTCTTTTCGTAAGTCTCCCTAGCTTCCTTCCGCTTTCGAGATAACTCACGCTTGTATTTCATAATGTCCATATTCACTCCAAAATTAGTGGCACTGCTATAGACCCTAGTGCCGTAGGGTTTTGACTAATCCACCGTTGCAGTGGATTCCTGCTATAGCTCAGGTGGGGATGCTAAAACGGAATCGAATCGTCTACTGGATCTGGGCTTGCTTGAGTCTGCTGACCCTCTGGCTGCCACTTGTCCTGGATTCGACCAGACATAAACTTACTGCCCTTCTTGCTTGTCTTGATCCATGCAGCAATATCCTTCTCTTCTCCATTCTCAAGAGTCATCGTTCCCTTGTAGTCTGGAGCTTTCTCGTTTCCCTTCTTGTCGTTCTTGAAGAGAATAAACGTATTGCTATTGTCGAAATCACTCATTGATTAACTCCTTGTATTGATTGCAAAATTTATTAACAGAACAGTAATCCTTACATCGAATAGACTCACCTGGACGAAACTCGATATAGTGCTTGTTGTCCATGTTCTCCAAGTGTTCTTCTACTGATTCCTCAGAGGAATGGAGTTTAACAGCACTCTTTCTACCTTCCTTCATCAGCGCCCAAACATCATCCTTTTGCCATCTCTCTTCTGGAGAGCATTTAGGATACTCATGCTCTAGTTGCGCTCTCTGATGAAGAACCACACGCTCTTTAACGTACTCCTCTTGTTCTTCCTTAGTCCATAGAGGAATATCTAGCTCGATAACCTGAGATCGTGGATAGTCATGGCTTCTCATCGCATTGGATTTAGACCAATCTCTGAGGATAGCAATGATCTTTAGTTCCTCAACATCAGGGTCATCAGCTAGATAATGAAGAACATTAAGCTGCTGCTCCCACTCAATCTTATGTCCATTGAGGACTGACCAAGATGATGTCACCTTGAAATCATAGAGTGCATCTTTAGAGATCAGGTCTACCTGACCGGAGACATTCCATCCATTAATCTCAGTGAAGTATCTCTCTTCAACAATGTCGCTATAATTCGCTGCTCTCTCAAGAATATGGTGAACAGACTGACCAAGTAGTGACCAAATGCGACCAGACACATCCTCTTCAATCTTGTCGTACCATTCCTTCTGCAAGTAAACCTGTTGAGGGGGAGAAATCAAACGAGTAGCTGAAATATCACTGTTGCCAGCACTGTAAGAGTCGTTTTTGACTGCATTTACAATGGCTTCTGGAAGACCCTGCTTGTTAGTAAGCTTCATCAGTAATCTCCGTCATAAATTCCTCAGTCATAGAGATCAGCTCTTTTCGGAATGCTCTATGGGTATTGGTTTCACGTTCTGCCACCTTCACCTCCTCAAGTAGCTCCTCAATTAGCACAATGGCTCTTTTCTGGTCGTATGGAGTCACTGGATGTCCTCCAAGTCTTCACCTGCATACAAGCTGAGTGCTACACCATGAAGTGCTATAGCCTTAGCTAATGCCCTCTGAATACTGGTGTTAATCTGAAAGCTAGATGGTTGGGCGACAGGCTGATTCCGTCCGTCTAGTACAGGGTGAATCTGGGTGCGTGTGACCTTCCCTACGGTTACAGATACCTCAACATAGTATCCAGTGTTAGTGCGGTTGTATGGGACTGTCACGCCGTCCAAGACGTAGTATTCAACCTCTCCGTTCTCATCCTTACGGGTGAACAGTTGAGGAAAGTGCTTAACCTCATAGGTGAAGTCAGGGTTAGCCACTCCGAGAATATGGATGGCGTGCGCCCAACTGAGGTAATCAAAATTACCCTTCTGCTCTACCTTGCTCCCAAGTTTTGTCTTGGTGGTGCTTTTTACCAGATCATTGAAATCCATTAGAAAGTCTCCTCTAGAAAGTCTCCTCAGAATTAAAGAGATTAGGTGCCTCATTTTTAATTATTTTGTACATTGCTCGACAATGCTCACTAGAAAGTAGCATGGCTGATTTGCCGTCGATGATTCGCTGTACTTCCTCCAGCATGGTCAGCAGGTATCTCTCCTCCTGCATGGCAGACATATCGTCACCAAGGCCAAGCAATTCTTCGCTCTCATAGTCGTTCACAGTAGTATCTCCAGTTAGTCAAAATTGGTTTCCAATGAAACCTTGAGGTCAAATGTAGCTTGATGTACAATTATTGTCAACAAATAATTCATCTTTTTTTGGAGAGAAAAATGGCACTACCTAAAAATTACTGGAAACGAGCGCACACTGTTGACCTGAATGAGATCGAGAATCTTCACGAAAGGGCTGTTATGGCTAAGGAAGCAGCGACTCATTTCTTTGGTGGTATCAAGGAATTTGCAAGCCGTCTGGATTTGAATCATCGCACTCTCTACAATATGAGGTACAAAAACCTTCCACTTCCAGAGAGTCATGCCTGGACGGTTGAGAGCTGGAATGAAGGTATCTCGTTTGCCTATCTTCGTCCTGACATAGCCGAAACAGAGGATGACCCTGTATTGGGTAACGATATTCCGGTCAAATGTCAGAATTGCGTCTACAGATGGAATTAGCCGCCGTATGCTTTCATCTCAGCGGTTTTTGCGTAAAGCCTGGATTTCCAGGCATCGAATTCCTGTTCATGTAACACTAATTCATAACGTAGCTTCTCTTCGGTCTCTACAGCCTCTCTCAGCCCTTCTAGCAGCTCTAGGTACTCAGGGTCAGCCATAGCGTTACGCTCCTGCTGTGCGGCTGTTTTAGCCCCTTCTGTCTCATACTTTTTCATAAGCATTGATCTTAGAGACTTGCGATACTCTCCAAGGTAAATTCTGTTAGCTTTTGCGGTAGCGTAATCTGCCACGATACGGCGTATCTCTGTAAGTTTCTGCTCTTTTTCTATTTGGTTCATCGAATTCTCCGATTGTTAGTTTTAGATTGTGTAATCCGAGTCCCTGTTTCTTGGCTTCTATCAGGAAATTGGCAAGGATAGAGTCGTTTTTCTGTACCCATTCCCACTGCTCACGCCGATCTTTTATCTCCTTTCTGTCTACCGAGTGCGTATTTAAGCTGTTTGTACTTGATCCATCGCTGGACATCTTCTGTAACCTCCCCTTTTGGTGCTTGTTTTAGTTTCGGATCATTCGGCCATACCCCAAACTTATCCCTATAGGTATGCGATACCCATCCATGACTATAGCCGTTGATGTGGGCGTGGGTTTTCAGGCCAGACATAAAGGTAATCTTGTAGTCCCAGGGTGCTTTACGGTTCAATTCTTTGCCCTTGAGCAATCTCAACTCACCCTTCTCTATCTCAAGCTGGCTGATCTGCTTTGGCTTATGACCACAAGAAGGGCATTCATGGACTCTAGGCGGCTTAATGTAATTACACTTAGAGCATTGCTTAGGCTCTGGCTCTTTCTTGTCTCTACGGTCTGAGACTTTCGTTTTGCCATCATCCAGCACTTGTGGATAAGTCCCATCGGGTAGGCCGTTGCGGATTAGATTCCCTGCATTGTCCAAGATGATTACCTTATCTTTATCTGGATGCGTTCTAAGCCCTCTGCCTAGCTTCTGGATATGACGCATCAGGGACTTGGTTGGTTGAGCGTCAATGATGCACTCAACGTCTTTTACTGAGAATCCGGTTGCCAGTTTAGCAACTGAGCATAGGATGGTTATATCGCTATTCCTGAATCGCTCGATCTCTTTGGCACAATCCTCCTGATCCATGTAGCCGTTGACCGATACCGCATTGAATCCTATGTGACGGAATTCAGCAGCGAATCGTTCTGCATCGACTACTCTAGGGGCAAACAGGATGGTTTTCTTACCTTCGGCGTGTTTCATCCACGTCTGAACGATGTCGCCTATGACTGTATTGCCGTATTTGTCTCCAGTTTCTTGAGCGTTAAAGTCTCCATTCGATGTGCTGATTCCCTTCAAATCAGGGATATAGTGAGAGTAGGCCACATAGTCGCATAGATCACCATTATCTATTAGCTCTCTGGTGGATTGACCATGCACCAATGAGTCGTAGTATTTGCCTAATCCCTTCCTCCACGGCGTAGCAGATAGACCGATAACGGGCATCGATGCTGCCTCGTTCATCATCATGTGCGCCTTGTATAGCAGGTGGGTTTCATCGTGGATGAGCATTTTTCCATCGCAATACTTCAACCAACCATGCTTATCTCTTCGCATGATGGCCGCTAGGGATTGAATCGAGCAGATTTGTACTGGTCTGGAGAAGTCCTTGAGCGGATTATCTGCCTGGACTACCCCTATCTTGGATTTGGGGATACCAAACTTCACGAATTCATCGATTGTCTGCTCTACAAGGGTCAAAAGTGGAGCAGTAAAAATTACAGAGTGTCCCTTCTCCAAACAATCCAGCACTATTGATGCTGCAAGGGCTGTTTTCCCGAATGATGTCATTGCCTGGACTACAACGCGCTTCTTCCCGCCTCTTATTTCCTGATATACCTTGCGCTTAACTTCCTGCTGATTGTCTCTCAGTGCCAGCATAGCTGCCTCTTATCTTGTTCTATTAGTTTATCTGTCATGGTCAGCCATCCTGCATCCCTCAATCGTCTATGCGCTTGATTCGCTCTCTTCTTATCCTCATCGCTTAATGATGATCTGCTATTGTGAGCAAGCTGGAGCAATGTCCGTTCAAAGCATAGCTGTTCATAGGTGTGAATCTGTTTCCTTTCCTGTCTTTTCTCAACGGTCATATCATGATGATATAAGTCTGAGAATGTCAGGCCGATAGCAGATATAACGTCACCCGTGCTGCATCCGCCCCAACACCGGATCAATGTTTTTTCGCCGGTATCCATGATAGATACTCTGGCTGATCGATGATCCTGATTCGGGCAACGCGAAGTCCACTGCCCTTTTCCGTTTGGCTTCACGTCATCCAGCGATAGCAAAATTTCGTCAGTGTGCATTTTTCCTCCAGACACAATTACCCACTTTTCCCCTATGGATCCAATATAGGATATTCATAGTCCAGATCACGGAATCGTCGAAACGATGGTACTCAGTTCACTTGAGTGTAATTCCCTTTCAGGCACTCTATAGAGAGTGGATCACTTCCCCCTATATTCCCCGTTATCTTTCGATAACTCCATGATATTAAACAGATATATCATGCTGGCATCCATACCTTCAACGGCTCCAGGACTCCAATACGGTCTAACGGCTCAGTGGTCGAACCGGATGATCTTTGCGGACATCAATCCCGAATATCGCTTTGTTGACAACAGGCACGATAATTCACCCAAATCTTGCAGCGTGTCAGGCTGTTGGGTGATACTGGCAAAAAATGTTGCAATGGAGAGAGAAACTACTATAATCCTTTCCATCGGGTGCCTGAATCGCCCTTTCTTCAGTCCCTCATCAAGTGTCTGCTTGGTGGGGGATTTCTCTATATAATCATAAAATCATTTCTCGTTCAATAGCGGCCATGATATATTTTCATCATATAGACTTATGATGAGGTCGGGATATATCAGCATAGCGTTATGACTAGATTTGAGATACTCAGCGAGTTGGGTTGCCTGATCTGCAAGCGGCCAGCACAAATCCACCATATCAAGGATCAAACCGGCGCTGGTATGAAATCGGATGATTCATGTACCATCGCACTCTGCATGGATCACCACACCGGCCAGAACGGATACCACCATTCCCCCTTTGAGTTTGGCGAGAAATATGGCTCTCAATTGGCATTACTCCAACTGCAAAACGCTGAAATAGCGGAATATTGTGATCTATGGGGGATCGATTACCCAACAAAAAACCGCCGATGATGGCGGCTTTCTAATTTATCCTCTTTTGATTATCACTCGTTCATTCATGCTGAAATAAAACCACTGGCCAGCGTAGTCAACAGGTTTAACAATTTCAGCCGTTCGAGTTGATCGTTTCATCCATCGATTGCCATTCATGGAGAAAGTGTTACCGACTGGCAGTTGATCGAAGGCGATAGAATATTTCCGTTTCATTTGTAAAGCTCCCCTGTCTCTGGTAATTCATCAATTTTGTGAATTCTAATAGTCTGTTCTCTCATTTTTTTCCCCTATAGTAAATCCAAAATTCCAAGTAGTAACACGCCAACAACACCAACGATCCAAGCGATGCCTATGGTCAGGCCGATAGCAACCGCAGCGTCTTCGATGGTATAGCGCGGATCAATGTTCAATCGGTTGCGTTTCATATTTTCATCCCTTCATTGATTCCATAAGACCATATGTATTCGCCGATATGATCACTCTGCGGCCCGCAAGGTAGTTTATTTACGTCCTTTTTGGTTAAATTGTGCTGATAGTCCCTGCGGTGCTGGTTGCCGTCTACAGTGACTTTGTACGCGGTGAAAAGGTTGTGTTTCATTGTTCTGCTCTCCTTTAATGTCCACTTCGTTTCATTGCGCCAGCTCTTCAATCATGTCAAGAGCGTAGTCAGTCTGCTTGTTAAGATACTGTCTCTCACGATCAGCCGCTTCGCGGTTAATCTGGGCGGCATCACCAATACTGGAAGAGGTTCCAATATTGATGCTTTTTAACCATTCCTCCCCGGCTCGACGCGCCTGTTCGCCAGTAGTGAAACAATCATCAAGATCAGGGAAATAGATAACATTTCCGAATAGATCGAAAATAACTACTCTATGGCCTCTCGTCATGTTGTCAGGATCGAGTGCCACGGATTCACGCAGATAGAACAACAGGCCGTTAGCGATAGGATAGGCCGCATTGATTCGAGCATGGTGGAATCGTAGTGTTGAATCGTCAGCATAGTGAGTGCGACCCTGAAGGTTTTCTTGAGCGTTGTATTTATCGTTGCTACTCTTGTAGGTGTATTGTTGAAACATGATTACTTCTCCATTAGTCAAAATTAAGATCAATCGATTCTCTTATAGTTAATCAGACAATCGTTAGATAGATAGAAAGCAGAGATTCGCGGCACTCTGCAAAACCGTCTATGCAGTCTCTCAGAGAGAAGGCATAGAAAACCGGCATTTATGCGTAGGTCGCTTCGGTGATTTCCCACAACTCCATGCCTGTAGCGGCGTGGATTTTCTCAATATTGTCATTGATGCGGCGGCGTGTTGTTGCAACCAAATCAGTAAGCTCGCCATTCACCATCGCTTCAACAGTAAGCGCAGAAAGCTGCTCATTCATAATTTTTGTTTCGTTAAGATAGGCATTTACTGAATGCGTGTATTTCATTTTCTATTCTCCATAATCTTGCGGGCAATATCAGGGTTGCAGTTATCGTAACCCTTATACCATTCTTTGCGTTCCTGCATACTGAGGCCGCATGGTGCAGCCCTGAATTGAGCCTTAATGAAGGCGATTGCTCCGGCCTTGAATTGTGGATTCATTGTGCCGCCCTCTTTGAAAGCCTGTTCCTTTTGTGTATAAGTGTTTAATGTTGTCATTTTTAATATTCTCCGTTATGCGTGAAAAGTTAGAAAAATCAGATTGACGTACTTATCAACAATCTCTCGCGGCACAATACCCTTTAATTCTCTTTCGGCGTGAGAATGTAGATGGCTCTGTATGGTAGGGATCAACCGCTCTTTCATCTCGATGTTGTCGATTTCAGCGGTCAGATACTCAAAACCTTCTGCCATAACGTTTATAAGTTTTTTGCCATATGTGTTGCTGTATCGATTCATTGTTCCGCCCTCTTTGAAAGCCTGTTCCTTCTTGTAATAACGTAATCAAGTTGGTCGATAGCATTTGTGACAATAGACTCCCCTGTTTTCATGTTATGTGCACGAAAATCGAATATCGGCGTGTTGTTGGGTACTTCCTTCAATAGCTCTATTATTTTATTCATGCACTCTATCTGCTGGGCGTCGGTTGCAAAATTCCAGTCGATAGAATTCTGCAATTCGTCGTATTGTCTTGCTATCTTGTTATCTGCAATTCTCATTGTTCATTCTCCATTTAGTCTAGGATCATACGAACGCCTGGGGGGTTTCCCAGACTTTTTTTGCTACATCAGGGGCGCACCACTCTCCGATAACACAGTCGGAGAATACATCAGTTATGATGGCGCACCCATCGCACAACTCTACTTCCACCTCTATCAATAGATGCCCCCGAAGGGGCTGATAGATTTATGCGATTTTGTTCAGGATTGTCAGGGCTGCGAGGTGTAGCTTCTCGCCAGTCTCTACCTCAACCCATGTTGTGAAATCTGGCAATTAGTGCCATCAAATCAGATTCAAGACCTGAGCTTGCTTGATAAGATAAGCGATACCAGGTTTCTGTTTCGGCTAAGTCAGGTTGACCTGTGTAAAGGAGAGCTTCTGCGTAGTCAGCTAAACGCATAACATCTGTGGCATGGTCGGTTAAACCTCCATTGTCGGAGGTCCAATTCGATACTGCATTTCTAATGGATTGAATTTCATTACGCATAACATTCTCCTGTTGTAGTAAAAGTAGGATCAATTGATCCATAGCTGCAATAGTACACGAAGCTGCACACAAGTACAGTAATAAATGTATCTATCCGCATTGGGATACTCTATCGGGTATCAAATGGATTTATCTGGTGTCGCGCCGAAAAAGAAAAAGAGAATACCGACTGTATCTACTCTCACCATATATAGTAGTGAGTAGAGTAAACAGGTACAGGAAAATCAACGCGCGGAAACAAAAAAAGAGAATACCAGCAGCCGTCAACAACCCAACACTCCATACTATATTAGATAGTAAGAAGACATCCAAAACCATACCAGGGAGTCAGAGCCGCGCCCTTCATCACCTATCGGCCTCAATTCCTGGCATGTTCCACGTGGAACGTCATATATATCAATAACTTACGGATTAGGTACTTGTCTGAGAATGAGGGGGGGAGGGGGTGTTTTGGGTATCGAATTGAATATGCTATACCCCACCCAAATCATTTCAACTTCTACCCCCCTTGACATTTGTCAGTGCCATATATAGACTTCGATAGACGTGCTTCCGAGGGAGTATAAAACCAAACATAGAGAAAGTATGGGAAATGAGCGAAATAGACGAAAATACAGAGGAAAAAGAGGTTAAGCCGCTTACCAAGAAGCAGTATTGGGCTAAGATGAAGCGTTATGGTTACACGAAGGAGATGCTTAGTGAGATGACGGGTTCTCAGATTTCCAGCTTTTACAATTGGGAGAAGGTGCCTGTTTACGCAATGGTTGTTTTGTCGATGCTGGAGAAGATTGGTGATGATGTTTTGGTTGAGAGGTCTGAGTACGAGCGTTTGAGGGGTATTGAGGGAGCGCTTGTCACTTTTGGTGAGGTTGTGAGGGATAGTTATGGGGCATAAGAATCGTAGATTGCCTGTTCGTAAGAAGCCGAGGGAGATGGTTCGGTCGATGTTGGAGGACAAGAGTCCTTTGATTATGCAGAAGGTGATAACTATGGGTTTGGATGGTGATACTCAGTGCTTGAAGATGCTGGTAGATCGGATACTTCCTGCTCATAAGAGTGTGGATGTTCGTCAGACCAAGACTGACTACAACATATCTATTAATGTAGGGGCTTTGGAGGACTTGCCAGATGAGGTGCAAGACGTGATAGATGTGACTGAGGAATCTCAAGCTCTGACTGATATGCCCTCAACGGCGCTTGAAGTTACAGTGGAGAGGGATAAGGATGAATAGAAATCTTGGTGTTTTTGAGGTGCCTAGCTTTGCGCTTATTGATCCAGAGGAGATGCTGGCTGTATTGTCTATGCTTGAATTTGTCCCTGTTAGGGTTGAGCATCACTATATGAATGATGTAATGGAGTATATAGGTATGTCGCATAAGTTTGACTTATTGGCGGAGGGAGAGAAAGCCCCTACTTACTCTATATCCGTCACCAAGGATGAGGATGGCGCAATTACCAACGTGGAAGCAAAGAGAGTCGAGCGACACAGGCCGTCAGTGGCGCTTGGTATTGCGGTGGAGAGAGATGAGCAATCAGCCAAAGACTAAGCCTTACTGGAAACGCAAGCGCAAGAAGCCAGAATGGGAGATTCCGTATGGCAGTGTTCTCGATGTTGTGCTGAATGAGATTTCCAGAGATTCGATTGAGGAGTTTAAGAGAAATGATGGACTTGAGAAAGGTGAAGCCAGTTAGGAGAGAGCAGCTGGATGAGATGGCGAAAGCGCACTTGCTTGGCGGGGCTATTGCTTGGACTGCTGGCATTATTTTCGTCCTTTTGTTCATATTTCTTAAAGAGTACGGATTGATTTAATGGGCAGAATTAACAGCAGGACTAAGGGTAGAGCGTTTGAGCAGGACATCGCCAGGACGCTTAGAGAGGAATTAGGTGTAGAGGTCACTAGAAACTGGCAGGAACAGGCTGCTCATGGCGGCACTGACCTTGTTGGGGTTGAAGGTTGGGCGATTGAGTGCAAGAGAGCCAAGAAATACAGCCCTCAATGGTGGAAACAGACCGTAGAGCAGGCAGATAAATGTGGAGAGCTTCCTGTTTTGGTGTATAAACTGGACTACCAGCCGATTACAGTTGAATTATCTGCGAAATATCATATTCCTGAGCTTGCAGATGAGGGTTACAGGATAAGTATGCCGTTTGAGGCTTGGATTTGCATGATTCGGGAGAACATGGATGAAGTGTAAGGACTGTAGGTACTTATCTATGGCGAGATGTCGGCGTAACGCTCCTTCTACGGCTTACAAAAGAGGTAATGCTGTGTGGCCTTATGTTGAATTGACTGATTGGTGCGGCGAATTCGAGAAGAAAGCAGCTACTAAGAAGAAAGTAGCTAGGAAAAAGGTAATAAAGGGAGAAAATGGCTGAGTTAAACGTCAATTTCCACAAGAAGCAGTTAGAGGTCTTTAATTCTAAGTCTCGATTTAAGGTTGTGGCTGCTGGCCGTAGAGGAGGCAAAACCTACTTATCCATGTGGACGTTAATTCTCAAGGGCTTAGAGTCGAAAGATAAGGATGTACTTTACGTTGCGCCTACTTTGGGCATGGCAAAGAGCATCATGTGGGGAGAGATCAAGAATGCTGCATCCTCTGTAACGGCTCAGATCAGTGAATCCGACATGGTGATTACCCTTGTCAATGGTATCAAGATTCATCTCAAAGGTGCTGATAAGCCAGACTCTCTCCGTGGAGTAGGTTATCGGTATATCGTGCTGGATGAGTACGCAACGATGAAGCCTGCTACTTGGGAGATGATTCTGAGGCCAACACTGGCTGACGTTAAGGGTGATGCTCTGTTTATTGGGACTCCAGAAGGTAAGAATCACTTTTACGAGCTATGGCAAGACGCTCAGGACTTAGAGGATTGGGAGGCTTTCCAGTTTAACTCGACAGACAACCCGCTGATTGATCCAAGGGAGATCAAACACGCCAAGGAATCCATGTCCACAACGGCTTTCAGGCAGGAGTTCGAGGCCAGCTTCCAAACATTCAGCGGAGGAATCTTCAAAGAGGACTGGATTCAGTATGGAGAGGAGCCAACACAAGGAAGTTACGTTATCGCAGTTGACCCTGCTGGTTTTGAGGCAGTAGGGAATGACGCATCCAGAACGAAGCAAAAACTCGATGAAACAGCTATTGCCATAGTTAAAATTAATGCGGATGAGTGGTTCGTAAAGGATATTTATCACGGCAGGTGGTCGATCAAGGAGACAGCAGCACGAATCCTCTCAGCGGCTATCGACGTTCAGGCTACAACGGTTGGCATCGAGAAAGGTTCTTTGAAGAATGCCATCATGCCGTACCTTGAGGATGAAATGAGGTCTAAGGGTAGATGGATAAACATCACCACAGTCACTCATGGAGGTAAGAAAAAGACCGAGCGAATTACTTGGGCATTACAGGGTAGGCTAGAGCATGGCAAGATCACGTTGAATAAAGCTGATTGGAACCATGATTTCGTTACGCAACTCCTTGATTTTCCAGCAAAAGGTGTCCATGACGATCTGATTGATGCTTTAGCGTATATCGATCAGGTATCTATTGCTGATTTTGCAAGCAGTATCGAATTGGAGGACTACGAGTATTCAGATGAGTATGCTGGCTACTAAAGTTGACAATTCAGTGATTTAGGGCGACTATTCGCTTATTGATCTTGCAAGGACTCAATTATGAATGATGAATTAGTCTATACAGACCCTCAAGCCCAACTTGCTTCATGGGTAACTACCCGTGTTGACGATTGGGAAGCTCATAGAAAACAGAACTATGAGGAGAAATGGAACGAATATTACCGTCTATGGCGTGGTATTTGGTCGAGTGAGGACAAGACTAGGGATTCAGAGCGGTCAAAGATCGTTGCTCCAGCACTCCAACAGGCTATTGAGGCTGCTGTAGCTGAGTTATCCGAGGCAACATTCGGAAATGACAACTGGTTTGACCTCCGTGATGATGTTTTAGATGAGAATCCACAAGATGCAGGGCTTGTTCGTACCCGACTCAAAGAGGATTTGGAGTCAGCAGGGGCGATTGAGGCCATCAACGAGATTCTCCTCAACGGCGCTATCTACGGAACAGGTATTGGCAAGATCATTACCGAAGAAACCGTAGAGATTAAGCCAGCAGAGATGCCAGTAGAAGGTACTCTGACCTCAGTTCGTGGAGTGACCGAAGAAACAGTCGTTCAGGTGGGCTTTGAGGCAGTTGATCCAAATCAATTCGTCATTGATTCGTCTGCAAACTCAGTTGATGAGGCTCTTGGTGTCGCACACATCGTAGTGAAGCCACGATTCTCCATCATCAACAGCATTAACGAAGGAGTCTATGAAGATAAGCCTATCGGAGCTTATGATAAGGCAGATTTCGGGTTTGATGACGAGCCAGATAACACCAATGCTGATGACAAGGTAAAGATTGTCGAGTACTGGGGGCTGGTTCCTAAGAAGTTCCTGAATAACTCTCAAGATCAAGAGTTCGATTACGACTCTGACGAGCTTGTAGAGGCAGTAGTAACGATTGCCAACGATCATTCTGTTCTAAGGGCTGTAGAAAATCCCTTTATGATGAAAGATCGACCCTTCATCGCTTACCAGCACGACCAAGTCCCTAACAAATTCTGGGGAAGAGGCGTAGCAGAGAAGGGATTTAATCCTCAAAAGGCTCTCGATGCAGAGCTGAGAGCAAGAATCGATGGGTTGGCACTTACTACTCACCCAATGATGGGTGTAGATGCCACACGACTACCCAGGGGAACCAAGCTAGAGGTTCGCCCAGGTAAGAGCGTAGTAACTAACGGTGATCCACGCTCCGTATTGATGCCAATGAACTTCGGCAACATGGATAATCAGACATTTACCCAGGCAGCAGAGCTTGAGCGAATGATTCAGATGGGTACTGGTTCGATGGATACGGCGACAAGTGGTGCTACTAATCCTCGAAATGCTACTGCATCCGGTATGTCTATGCTTCAAGCCGCTTCAATCAAGCGACAGAAGCGTACTTTGATGAATTTCCAGGGTGGATTCCTGATTCCTGCAATCAAGAAGTCTGCATGGAGAAAGATCCAGTTCGACCCTCAACGGTATCCTGTAGCTGACTACAAGTTTATTCCATCATCAAGTATGGGCATCATGGCCAAGGAGCTAGAGCAGACTCAATTGATCCAGCTTCTCTCCCTGATGGAGCAAGGGACTCCTGCATACTGGATTATCCTGCTTGGAATCTTCGAGAATTCATCTCTCTCCAATCGAGATCAGATGATTCAGGCTATTATGCAGCAAATGCAACCATCACCAGGGCAGCAACAACAACAGCAGATGGTCACTGAAATGCAGATGCAGGGTGTCAAACTTGAATTGGATCAAAAGGCCGCTGATGTTCAAAAGACTCAAGCTCAAACTGCTAAGTATATGGTGGACGCACAGGCTAAAGAACTACCGCCCCTCAAAATCCCAGAGCTTGAAATGGCGAAGGAGCAACTCAATCTCCAGGAGCAAGCGATTAGAGTTGAAGAGAAGGCAGCGAAGATCGCAAATCTCAAGGTAGAGACTGCACGAAACATTCCTGAAATGCAACACTTACAGTCTGAGACAGCTTTGAACTACGCAAAGGCTAGGCAAGAGGCTATAAATGCAGGACGATAAAGAATTCTTTGACAATAGGCTCAATCTCTTTGTAGAGGCTGGCTGGATCGACTTATTAGAAGAGCTGGGAAATCTAGCCAAATCTATAGATAGCGTTGTGTCAATTGACAATGAAAAGGACTTGTTCTATATTCGAGGGCAGTTGAGTATTCTCAATATGTTATTGAATTTAGAAGAGTCTACTAAGCTGACTCTGGAAAACTCGGAAGAGCCAGAGTAAATATTAACCCAATGGATAACATCCTTCGGATGCCAAATGGAGAAAATTAACTTATGAATGTGGAGAGTGTAGTAGCCGAAACTGAGGAATATCAACAGTCAGAACCTCAAGAAGTTGAACAGGTAGAGGAAGTACAGGCCGAAGAGGAACAACCTGCATTTCAGATGCCAGAACGCTTTGAGGGGAAAAGTGCTGAGGACATTGTGAATTCTTATCTAAACCTAGAGGATAAGATGAAACAACAAGGAGCAGAACTAGGTGAGCTTCGGCCCCTCAAGCAATACGCTGATTCGTTGTTACAGCAACAGGCTAAACCGGAACCACAAGTAGAGGTTGAAGAGCCGGATTTCTTTGACGACCCGAGTGCAGCAGTACAAAGGGCAATCGAAAATGATCCGACAATTCAACAGATGCGTGAGCAGACCAAGTTGCAGCAGCAGCAAAGCTCTCAACAGAAGTTTGCAGGCGCACATCCTGATTACATGGATGTCGTACAAGACAGAAGTTTTCAGGAGTGGGTAAGCGAGAGTCCGATTCGAGTTCAACTGTTCCAACAGGCGAATGCGAATTATAACTTTGATGCAGGTAACGAACTGCTGACGAATTGGAAGGATCGAAAGATGATTTCCAAGACTCAGGAGGTCGAAGCAGCTAAAGAGGAGAACCGTAAAAACGGCCTCAAAGCTGGCAAAGGTGTATCGAAGTCCTCTGGCGAATCCACAGCAGGAAAGAAAATCTACCGTAGGGCTGATTTGATTCGTTTGAAACAAACCGACCCTGCCAAGTACGATACGCTTGCAGATGAAATCTATCAGGCATATCAGGAAGGCAGGGTTAAGTAACTGATATATTTAGGAGTTTATTATGCCATTGGGTACTAACAACACAACTACTACCGTAGCTGGAAACTTTATTCCAGAGCTATGGTCTGATGAGGTCATCGGCGCATACAAGTCTAACCTTGTTGCTGCTAACCTCGTAACTCGCATTAACCATAAGGGCAAGAAGGGTGACACCATCCATATTCCTGTCCCTAGTCGTGGTTCAGCTTCTGCTAAGGCTGCTGGCTCTCAGGTAACTCTGTCTGCTGCCACTAACTCTGTAGTAAATGTCTCTTTGGACAAGCACTACGAGTATTCAAAGCTGATCGAGGACATCGCAGAGGTTCAGTCTCTCTCTTCCATGCGTAAGTTCTACACTGATGACGCTGGTTATGCTCTGTCTAAGCAGGTAGATACTGATCTGCTTGCTCTGGCTGAGGGCTTCCAGGGTGGTACTGTCGGTGGTTCTGGTGCTTCTGCATACGAGAACGCTGTAATCGGTGGTGATGGTACCACTGCATTTACTGGAGATTCACCTAACGCTACTGACATCGTTGATGCCGGTATCCGTAAGATGATCCTGACTCTGGATAACGCTGACGTTCCTATGGACGGACGTTCACTGATTATCCCTCCTGTAGCGGCTAACGACCTGTTGGGTATCAACCGCTTCACTGAGCAGCAGTACATCGGTTCTGGTGACGCAATCAAGACTGGTAAGATCGGTATGATCTACGGTGTTGACGTATACGTTTCTAGCAACTGTCCTACTACTGAGGGTTCTGACCGTGTTGGTCTGTTGATGCACAAAGACGCTATGTGTCTCGCAGAGCAGGTCGGTGTACGTTCTCAGACTCAGTACAAGCAGGAATATCTGGGTGATCTGTATACTTCAGATTGCATCTACGGTATTGCAGAGCTTCGTAATGACGCTGCTGTAGCATTCGTAGTACCTGAAAGCTGAGTTTAAGTGGAGGGGGAAAGCCGAAAGGTGAGTACCCCTTTATGTTTGGTGAATTTGGGAGGGTATAGTCATTCCTATCTACGAGTACAAGTGTGAGGAAGGTCATATTTCAACAAGGTTGAGATCGGTAGAGAACCGAACTGAAACAACTACTTGCAAAAAATGTGATAAACCAGCATCATTCATTGTATCAACACCTAACATTGCGTTAGACGGAACCGACCCAGGATTCCCAGGCGCATACGATAAGTGGGCGAGGGTACACGAAAATGCAGGTAGCAAACATAGCTGATGACAGTACATTTGGTCTTGAACTAGAAAAGATTAGGGGGAAGATTGCTACTCTGTACGAGTCTCTTCTTCTTCAAGTATACCGAGCAGAAAATCCTGGCGCTTCACCAGAAGAAATCCAAGCATTCATTGAAGAGAATGCTCTAAACTTCCCAGAGTCACAAGAAGATTCTGAGGTTGACGAATTACTAGATATGCTCGATGAGATGACTGTCGAGGATGATCTTGATCCAGTAGAGAAAGATGGCGAAACCCCGAAGGTAGAACAAGGCAAAGAGCCTAAGTCTAAGTCGCATGACAAGGGCGAGATACCTTCCTCAACGGTTGTTGATATTCAGAAGGGAATGCTTACTTCTGCTCCTGATGTCAAAGTAAAGCCACGAACCAAAGACCCTGTAGCTCAGAAAGGCTCTCTCAAGAGGAGAAAGGCCGAGTCAAGAACTGTCAAAATGGGCAGTCTGTTTGATGGGGTCAAGGATGAGCTTGCATCACTTAAGCAGAGACAGCGCATTGGTCGAAAGACTATGGAGGATCGCTTGTAATGCGAAGAAGCAAGCCTCCTGTATTTAAGAGTAAGCCTATAGCGAGAGCGCGTTCATTCCCAAGACTTCATTGGAAGAAAAAGAAGCTCTTAACTGTATTGGATAATCGTAGGCAGTGGGATAGAGAGTTTGGCGCACAAGCCTCTTCCGCTCTTGAGCTTACTACAGAGAATGGGCTTCTATTGATTACGGAATCTTCTTCTAGCGCCTCTCCAGACTTTTATATTACGGAGCAATAAACAATGGCTACAACTAAAGTATCAGCCCTAACATCTAAAACTACTCCAGTAGGTACTGAGGAGTTCCTGATTAACGATAGTGGAACTTCTAAGAAGATCACTAAGGATAATATTACAGAAGAGAACTTCACTTCTACTCTCAAGACTAAGTTAGATGGTATTGAGACAAGCGCAACTGCTGACCAAACAGATGCAGAGATCAAGACTGCATATGAAAACAATGCTGACACTAATGCATTCACTGATGCTGACCATTCTAAGTTAGATGGTATCGAGTCAGGTGCTACAGCTGATCAAACAGCAGGCGAGATTGAAGCGATTGTTAATCATGACAATTTAGTTGGCTTCTCTGCTAACGAACATATCGATTGGACTGCTGATCAAGGTGCTACAAATATCCACACTGGTAACTACACTGACACTACTTATTCAGTTGGTGACGGTGGCTTAACAGAGATCAACTTTACTTCAGATGATAATACTAAATTAGATGGTATAGAAACAGCAGCCACAGCCGATCAAACTGGTGCTGAAATCAAGACTTTATACGAAGCCGAAGCCAATGCTTACACAGATACTAAAGACACGAAATTAAGCGGTATTGAAACTTCTGCTGATGTTACTGATTCAACTAATGTTGATGCTGCTGGTGCGGTTATGGAATCAGATACAACCACAGCGAATATGTCGTTTGTTGTAGATGAAGATGCTATGACATCAAATAGTGCTACAAAGATACCAACACAACAAAGTGTTAAGGCTTATGTTGATAGTCAAGTTGAAACTAAAGATGCGTTAAGTGAATTAAGTGGTACGCTTGATGATATTACTGATGGCACGACTTATAAAAGAATGTCTGCTACTGAGCAATCTAAACTATCTGGCATTGAAGCTGGGGCAACCGCTGACCAAACCAATGCTCAAATTAAGACGGCTTATGAAGCTAATGCTGATACGAATGAATTTAGTGATGCTGAACAAACTAAGTTATCTGGAATAGAAGCAAACGCTACTGCTGACCAATCTGCTAGTGAAATCAAAACTGCTTATGAGTCAAATGCTGATACTAATGAGTTTAGTGATGCTGAACAGACTAAATTAAGTGGCATTGAAGCCAGTGCTGATGTTACTGATTCTACTAATGTAGATGCTGCTGGTGCGGTTATGGAATCTGATATAACTACGGCTAATATGTCATTTGTTGTAGATGAAGATGATATGGCATCTGATGATGATACTAAAGTTCCAACACAACAGTCTGTTAAGGCTTATGTTGATAGTCAAGTTCAATCAAAAGATGATTTGTCTGAACTATCTGGTACATTAGATGATATTGCTGATGGCACTACTTACAAGAAAATGTCTGTCACAGAGCAGACTAAGCTATCTGGAATGGAATCTGGAGCAACAGCAGACCAAACTGGAGCAGAGATTAAGACTGCCTATGAAGCTGAGTTAGATACCAATGCTTTTACTGATGCAGACCACACCAAGCTAGACGGTATTGAAGCTAGTGCTAATAACTACTCTCATCCAACTGGCGCAGGTAATGAGCATCTTCCTTCTTCAGTAAGTCAAACTGAAGCTGGTTATCTTGATGGTGTAACTTCTGCCATCCAAACTCAGCTTGACGGTAAGTCTGCTACATCTCATAACCACACAGGAACCTATGAGCCAGCAGACGCTACTATACTGAAAGATGCAGACATCGGTGTAAACGTACAAGCCTATGATTCTAACAACGCAACAGCATCCTCGACTACGACATTCACCAATAAGACATTTGATGCAAATGGTACTGGCAACAGTCTTTCTAATGTAGATGTAGCAGACCTCGCAGATGGTACTGATGGTGAAATAATCACATGGGATGCCAGCGGTAATCCCGCAACGGTTGCAGTAGGAACATCAGGACAGGTATTAACAAGTAATGGTGCTGGTGCTGCACCTACTATGCAGGATGCTGCGGGTGGTGCGGGTGGTGCTTCCGCCATCGGAGACCTATCAGATGCCACCACTCCAGCCACATCTAACCTAGGACTAGGCACAGGTGCTGTAGATAGTATTACTACTGGTGATTATAATGTAGGTGTTGGTGATGGTGCTTTGACTGCCAACACCACAGGCTCTAACAACACAGCTAGTGGTTATCAGAGTTTACGCTACAACACCACAGGCAATTACAACACAGCCTCTGGTATGTATAGTTTACGCTACAACACCACAGGTAATCAAAACACAGCTAGTGGTTATTATAGTTTATTCTCTAACACCACAGGCAATTACAACACAGCTAGTGGTTATCAGAGTTTACGCTACAACACCACAGGTACTTATAACACAGCTAGTGGTATGTATAGTTTATACTCAAACACCACAGGTAATCAAAACACTGCCTCTGGTATGTATAGTTTACGCTCCAACACCACAGGCAATTACAACACAGCTAGTGGTTATTATAGTTTATACTCCAACACCACAGGAGATAGTAATGTAGCTAGTGGTTATAATAGTTTATACTATAACACCACAGGTGGTTACAACACAGCTAGT